GTCCTGGTGGCGGCGCTCCTGCTGGACACCCTGCACCAAATGACCCCGCTGCTCTCGGGGTCGAGCAAGCAGTACCTCGGCTTCAAGTGCACCCCCAACGGCGGAAACGCCACCACGGGTTCGCTGATCGCCGGCTTCGTGGACAAGAACGGGCGTCAGCAGAACGTGAACTTCCTGTAGCCTGCTGACCACGGGGAGGGCGCCAGCAAGGGCCCTCCCCTTTTACTAGGAGAAAACACATGGCAGCCGCTCGTTATCTGGTCGTCTATCCTCCCGGGGCTCAGGTCGAGCAGCTCGGGTTCGTGAAGGCGGGGCAGTCGTTCGAGGCCCCGAGGAAGGACTACATCCCCTCGCGTCGGTTCCGCGCCATGAACCAGGAGGCCGTGGACGGCCTTCTTCTCCTCCAGGCCTTGATTCTGGAGGAGGCGGAGAAGTACGGGGACAAGCTCAAGGAGAAGAACGTTGCTCCCGACGACTACCGGGCGGCGGCGCAGAAGCGGGGCAGCTTGAAGGATCAGGCGGCCAGCATCGACCTCAACATCTTCGGCCCGCCCGTCGAGACGGAGAACGTCCGCGACGAGGTGAGCCTGCACGAGCTGGGCGAGGCTGCTCTGGCGTCCGACAAGTCCTCGTGGCGTGCGTCTGACGGAGCGTGAGCCATGGCCCTGCCCTCCACCGACTTGGAAATCGTGAACTTGGCTCTGGACAACCTGAGCCACACGATCCCCGTGGGCAACCTGTCCACTGACACCTCCCCGGAGGCGAAGGCCGCGAAGCGTTGGCTGGATGCGGACAGAGACCGGGCGCTCGGCGCGTACACGTGGCGCTGGGCCGAGCGCTGGGAGCTGTTGGTGGAAGCGGCGGGGCAGTCTCACCCGGAGTGGGCGTACTTCTACGACGTGCCGACCGGCATGGTGCCCGGGACAGGCAGGTTCCAGGAAGCGGACGAGCTGTTCGAGATCGTGCTCAACGCTGCCGGCACTGGCTACGTGGTGGCGTGCAACGTCGAGCTGTCGTCGGACACCCCGATGTTCGGGTACACCGCGAGGATCACCAACGCGGCACTGTACCCGCAGGAGTTCGTCGTCTTCTTCTCGTGGCTGCTGGCCAGCGACCTGGCGAAGCCCGTGCTCAAGGACAAGGACGGCAGGATCCGATTGAGCTGCCTGCAAGAGGCCGCGCTCGCGCTGGCGGAGGCCAAGGCGGCTGACCTGTCGGGCGCTCCGGAAGTACCCGCGCCCTCGACTCCTTCGGTGGCTTCTCGCGGCGGTCAGGCGAGGGTCACTTCGTCGGGTGGCTCTGGCGGCGGTGGTGGGGGCTCGGGCAACTACCTGTACTAGGAGGGCACGTGGGAACTTTCATCACCGATCTGACCTCTACGATATTTGTCCGAAAGCAAAAGGGAGCTGACCTCCCGCTGAACAAGGACCCGACGAAGGTAGTGAGGGCGTCGGACCTGAACGGACTGCTGGACGCCTGCTCGGACATTCGAGAGCATACGAGGGGCTACGTCAACGTCAGGTCCTACGGAGCCAAGGGCGACGGTGTGACCGACGACACCGCCGCGATTCAGGCCGCCATCGATGCGCTGCCTGCGACAGGCGGCATCGTTGTGGTGCCCGCCGGCACGTACAACACCAGCGCGCCGCTGGTTCTGCCAGCTCCCAGCGTCGCCTTGATCGGAGAGGGGGTCAAGACGACCGTCATCCGGAAGACCACTCACGGCGCCGGCAGCCTATCACCCATCACTCTGGCCACGGGCAGCGTGGACAACTACGTGGTGGACGCGGTGGTCATCATCCGGCCCCCGGACGACGACGAGTTCGCCAGGTACGTCACCATCGAGGACATGACGATCACCAGCTCGACGACGGTCGGCGTCGCGTACGGCATTTACGCCCCGCGCACGAACCACCTGTCGCTGAGGCGGGTATTGATTCAGGGGTACTACTCCCAGAGCGCCACCACGATCACGGCTCCCTACGTCCAGCCTGCGGTCGGGTCCACGGTCAGCGTGTCGATGGCGACCACGGCCTGGATGGTCGCTGGCGAACAGATCCTGATCAACGGCGGGGGCTACTACACCATCAGCAGCGTCACGGACGGCACCACGGTCGTCGTGAAGAACCTGGGCACCCAGAACACGGCGCCGGGCAACACCGTGAACAGCGCAGGAGTGATCCTCCAAGGCAGCGGCTTCTTCACCTTCAACACCTGGATGAGCATCTTCGAGAGGGTGGACGTTCAGGAGTTCCCGGTCGGATTCAACTTCCAGGACGACGGGGGCCACTCGACGACGGGGACGAGCTGCACCTTCAAGTCCAGCTACGCGCGCACCGCCACCCAGGCAGGGTTCAGCCTGTACGGCTTGTACTACTCAACGTTGAATAGCTGCGGAGTAGACTACGCAGGCGCGTCCGTCAGCAGCATCGCGTCGGGCCACAAGGCGTACGGGTATAATCTCAACTACTGCAACGGCCTGGTGCTGAACGGGTGTGGTACGGAGCTGTCTCAGGGCTGCGTTCTGCACGTGGGTGGCGGCAACGTGGCGGTGAACGGCTTCTACTGCTACCAGCCGTATGGAGCGACGTTCTCGACCACGACCGGCCTGATCGAGATCACGAACAACGCCCAGGTGACGATGCTGGCTTCCAACTTCCAGGCGATCATCACAGGCACTCGGAACGGTGCGGCGTCCCCCGGCAACATCAACAACGTGATGGTGTGGGCCGGAGGGCAGTTGGTGGGACTCGACTCCGTACGTCCCACAGGAGGCTCGGCGTACGCGAACTACACGACGGGCGCGAGCGAGGAGTGGATAGCGGGCGTCGTTCAACAGCACTACGGAACGCTGACCACCGGAGTCGGGCAGGCCCTCACCACTTGGAAGAGTGGTGCGGCTCTCGCAGGCTACAGGCAGGTCTCCGTGAACGGAACCACGTACTGGGAGCCGTACTACACCGCCCCCACAGGACCGTGAGACATGACCAAGATCCGCCAAACAAACTTCGCTGCCGGTGAGTTCTCTCCCAGTCTCTACGGGGCCGACGACTTGGAGGCGTACCGTTCAGGAGCGCGCACGCTGAGGAACGTCCTGGTCACCAAGGACAGGACGTTGCTCACTCGTCCGGGCACCACGTTCTGCGGCGCAGTCAAGGACGAGACCCTGCGACCCGAACTGCTGCCCTTCGTGTTCTCGGAAGACCAGTCGTACGTGATCGAGTCGGGGGACAAGAACTTCCGCGTTCGAGCGTCGGACGGGGCGCTGCTCAAGGCGGAGTCGGTCGTGGCTCTTGGGGGGTTCTCTGGGGCTGGAACGATCATGTGGAGATCGAATGACGTTGGAGTGACGTGGGACACGCCCACGCCCCCCATCACTTCAACTTACAAGGCAGTGTGCCAGGCTGCCAATGGCAGACTTGTGGCAGTCGGGCCCATTGGCCTGGCGGCTCTGAGTGACGACGGGGGGACCACTTGGAGATATGTGCCGGCCGGAGGCGTTACAGGACTGGGGGTGGCGTTCAATGGCCGCACCCTGTTGTCGGTCGGAGGTGCGATGGGCGCAATTTCTCACGACAACGGGGAGACTTGGCAAGGGTACGGATTCGACCCCAGCACGACGAGCTGGACTGCGTCCATGTCGGGCGTGGGCGTGTCCTGGGGAAACGGTCGATGGATCATGGTCGGGACTACCATCTCCGGGGCAGTGCGTGCCAGATACGCCTACTCTTACGACGGCGAGAACTGGGGAGGCGCGTACGAGCTGGACGGCCTGGATGCGGCCTACGCCACGTCACAGCTCAAATCTGTGTGCTTCGTGTCAGGGGCCTTCCTGTGTGTCGGTTACGCTGGGACGACGGGCATATACGCCACGATCGGCGTACTGGACGCCAACGCGAAGTGGGGCACTTTAGGATCTAACTTGGTGATGGGCGTGGCGACAGACGGCGCTGGGCACGCCAAGTTGGTTGGCGGGTCCGTGGAGACAAACCCTCGCAGTCGCGTGTGGTCTTACGACTCGGGGTCTGGGTTGGTATCCGCGCCAGAAGCGCTGGCCACGTCGTCACTCACAGACGACACACTCGAAGCCGTGTGTTTTCATCGCGGGAGCTGGGTGGCTGTCGGAAAGAACAGCGTCGTGAGAGTTTTGACGGGGTCCGCGTGGTCTACCAGCGTTCAGGCGGGAGACCCCAGAACTTTCTGGACAGTGTGCTCCGGAGCGGGCGCCGAGGTTTTGGAGGTGTCCACTCCGTACACTGTGGGCGCGCAGCTCAACCACGCGCAGTCGGGCGACGTGCTCACCCTGTTCAACAAGTACCTCCCGCCGAAGGAGCTGCGTCGGTACGGTCTCTTCGACTGGCGCTTGGAGGACTGGTACAAGGTGCCTCCCACGCGCAAGGTTACGGGCCTCGCCTTCACGGGCACTCCCGACCAGACGGGGGACTCGCTCCATCCGCCTAAGGCGTGGAAGTACGTGGTGACCTGGGAGGACGAGGAGACGGGCAGGGAGTCCCTGGCCTGCGCCGCGCTTGTTCCTGGCAGCTCTGGCAAGATCGTGCTGTATCCGGATAAGCCGATCGGCATTCAGTGGGACGCCATCTCCAAGGCCAGTAGGTACTACGTCTACCGTGGGCGCAACGACGAGTGGGGCTACGTCGGCTCTGTCAAGCAGCCCACGTCGATCTTGGGTACCGCGTTCGCCACCGTGTACTTCAACGACGACGGCCAGATTCCTGTCACGAGCGAGGACCCTCCAAGCTGGAGCAACCCGTTCCAGTCCGACCTGTCGTACCCGGTGTGTGGGTGCTACTTCGGCGACCGGTTGGTCGTGGGAGGCAGCCTCGTGCAGCCGCACACCGTCAAGGGCTCCGCTGTGGCGGACTACTACGACTTCGACGAGCACTTCATCACGGACGCGGAGGATGCGTACGAGTTCACCCTGACTGCTCGACGGTACGAGGAGATCAAGTGGATCGTACCTCTGGAGGCCCTCATCGTAGGCACGTCCGAGGGCGAGTGGCTGCTGAGCGGGTCCGGGGAGGAGGCGCTTTCACCGGTCAGCGTTCACGCGCGAGAGCGGTCCACTCAAGGCAGCGGGGAAGTGCCGCCTGTTGTGGTGGGCGACGGGGTGCTCTATCTGCAACCGGGGCACCAGGGCGTGCGCGACTTCGCGTTCCAGGAGGCGTCGTCGCAGTGGGGAGGCCAGGACCGCACGGTTTACTCCGGTCACCTGTTCAAGGGGCACTCGATTGTCTCGTGGGCTTTCCAGCAGAAGCCCAACCCCACGGTCTGGGCGGTGCGGGACGACGGGGTCCTGCTCTCCCTCGCGTGCGTTCGAGAGCTGAACATGTGGGCGTGGGCTCGACACGACACGGACGGTGGACTCTTCGAGCGCGTGTGCGTCGTCCCCAACGGAGAGGCCGACAAGGTCTTCTTCGTCGTGAAGCGTGGGGCCCAGCGAAACATCGAGACGCTGGACGCCACTCCGAGCACGACCACCAGTCAACTTAGGTTGGACTGCAAGGTCACGCTGACCTACGGCTACCCACAGCCCACGATCACCGGACTACCTTTTCAGACGGGCACGGCGTACGTGATAGCAGACGGAGTCGCGCTCGGAGCGTTCACGGTCGTCGCGGGCGGCTCCATCTTCATCAACAACGGCAACTCCTACACCACGTTCACGGTCGGTCTGCTGTCTCCGGCGCAGTTCGGCACGCTCGACTTCCCCTCGGAGCACGGAAAGCGCAAGACGATCAGCGGTGTGGGCGTCGAGTTCACGTCGCTCGCGCCCTCCGACGTGGGGGTCCAGATATCGATAGGGGAGGCCCCAGGCACGGAGAGCTTGCGGTATCTCACCGACGCGGAGAACACCGTCCTGTCGGTGCCCGTGGACACCAGCACGAATCCTGGAGGCAGGTGCTCCGTGACTTTTTCAGGTCCGACGTTCCTTGAAATTCGCGGAGTGACTCGGGAGGTGTCGTGATCCAACTTCAAGCACCCACCGAAGCGCACGTCTTGGAACTGGCCGCGAACATGCGGGACGGAGATCGACTGGAGTGCCTCGCTGCGTACTCCGATCCAGTCGACGCAATCTGGGACTCTCTGGCTTCGGCAGCTCTGGCTTGGACCGGCGTGAACAGCAAAGGCCGGGTCGTTTTCATGGCAGGAGTGAGCCCTGAGGGACGTATTTTTCTTCTGTCCACGGGCGCCGTGGACTTGGAGCCCTTGGCCTACTGCCGGTCGGTGAGAGGGCTTCTTCGTGAGGGAACCAAGGCCCTGGGCAAGCTACTGTGCTACGTTGATTCTCGGTACGAGGTCTCGCTGCGATGGCTTCGTGGGATGGGTTTTATGATCGACGACAAGCACCCATTGCCAGTGGGCGTCAACGCGGTGCCGTTCTACCCGTGCACTTACGGAGGGGCGTGATGGGTTTCATCAAAGGAGCGTTGGACGGATTCGCTCAGGAGAAGGCCCTGGCCGCTCAGTCGGGGCAGGCGTACGTCAACTCGGCCCTCGCGGACAACGCGGCAGCCGACGCTTTGCAGCGTGGAGAGCAGAAGGTGGCCCAGGTGGCTGCCGAGGGCAACCAACGTGTGTCTGCGCAGAAGGTCGCCTACGCCAACGCAGGCGTGGACACCTCCAGTGGCACCCCCGCCAAGGTCATCTCGCAGACTGCTATGATCGCTCAACTTGAGGAACTGACTCAACGAAATAACGCAGCGAGAGCAGCTTACGGGTACAAGGTTCAGGCGGTGCAGCTCAGGCAGCAAGCCGAGGATCTCAGCCAGGCAAGTCAGTCGGCTGGAGCTGATGCTGGGGTAGGGTTGGCGATTGGCGGGGCGACATCAGGATTCGGGAGCTGAGACACTTATGGCCAACATACCAGCAGCTCCGACTTTCGCGCAGACGGACACCGAAGCTCTCCCCACGCCGTTCGACAGAGGGGACAAGACTCTCCCGGCGCAAGCTATCGCGCGTGCTGGTAAGATCGCGTCGGAGGTGGGGCAGTTCGCCATGAGCGCGCTACAAAAGTCCGTGGACCAGGCCGACGCCACGGCAGTTCAGGAGGCAGAGACCCAGTACAACCAGGAGATCCAGAGTCGCCTGTACGGCACCCCGCCCACCCAGGACTCCGAGTATTCGACTCGGCTGAACGCGGGTCTTCCCGTCTCGTCCTCCGAAGGGACTGAGGGGTTTCGAGCGCTCAAGGGCCACGCCGCGCTGTCGCAGTCGGCGGACGTGACGAAGTCGTTGGAGGATGCCCGCAAGAACATCGCGGGCGGTCTGACCAACGACCGTCAGCAGCAGCTCTTTCTGAGCCGCACGCAGTCCGAGATGCTCGGTGCGCAGCGGCAAGTGGAGCAGCACACCTTCGAGCAGGACCAGTACGTCAAGGACGAGGCGTTCAAGACCAGCATACGCACCACCGCGCTCTCCGCCGTCAACGCCTACTCCGACCCTCTGGAGCGTCAGCGGCAGATCGAGACATCGCGTCCGTGGCTGGAGCTGGAGGCCGAGCGCCAGGGGCTTCGAGGTCGGGACGCCGAGGTCTTCGTCGAGAAGTATCAGGGCGCCGTGGCGGAGCAGGTGCTCCAACGCATCATGGCGGACGACGGGCGCTCGTCGGACGCGCTGGCATTCTTCGAGCAGAACCGTCAGAAGATCGGGCCTGACGCGCACAAGTACGAGGCGCAGCTCAAGAGGCTCTCGACCGTAGAGAACGCCACCGACGAGGTCAAACGCATCGAGCAGCAGTATTTCGACGACCCCGCCGCGCAAGAGAAGGCCGTGGCAGGACTCTCCGGCGAGATGGGGGCGAAGGCCCTCGACATCTTCCGCGAGCGCCTCGGGGCCCGGGAGTCCGCGCAGCGTGCTGCGGACAACGCGACGCTGGGCACGGTGGTGGACAACATCGAGGCGAAGAGAGTCCAGAACTCGGGGCAGCTTGAGCACGACCCCGCGTTCAACAAGCTGTCCGACGAGGGCAAGGGCAAGGCGCGTGAGCATCTGCGCCTGATGCAGAACTCGGTCCGCATCAACGACGCAGAGTGGCGCCGGCAGCAGCGCGAAGCGGACCTCGCCATGCTCCACGACTTCCAGGCTGTGCCCCTGGAGGACCGGGTCAAGCTGGACCTGAACCAGCGCTACGCGGGCGTGGCAAGCCCCAACGGAATGAACCTGATCAAGGCCGAGATGCTCAAGGCCAAGAAGGAGTTCGCCAAGGACGGCGGGGTCAAGGAGATGGAGTTCGATCGCCTGGTCCAGACCGAGGCCCAGGGGATCTTGCCCGACAAGCAGGATATGGACGAGTTCAAGGGAGTGCTGCGACGCCTGCGGTCGGACTGGATGGTCGCTCCGGGAAACACCGACAAGCCCCTCCCGCGCGAAGAGGCGATGAAGTGGATCACTCAGCAGCTCACTCGCAAGGACGTTCCGTGGGGCTTCGACAAGTTCGCCTACAGGCTCTCTCCCGAGGACAACAAGAAGTACGGCAACACGTCGGAGCAGCCCTACTGGCAACAGCGGTTGGCTCAGCCCAATGAAGCGCCAGGGTCAGCTCCGCAGGATCCCGCGACCTCGGCTCCGAGCGTGCCGACGCGCAAGCAGGCAACAGCCACCTCGGAGATACCTACCGAAGTGCTGACTAGGATCAAGAGTGACTACGACGGCTGGAGGGCGCAGCACCCCAACAAGCCCCCGGTGTCAGACGCCATGCTTCTTCGGGCGTACAACGACGGACTTGCCAGCGGAGCGTGGTAGATGCCGACTGACTGGGACAAAATCGAAGGTGAGATCTCCGCCAGCGCGAACGGCACTCCGTCGCCGGAGCTGGACGTGGGGACCACGGCGCGCATTCCCGACGAGCCGGTCGTGCAGCCGTTGGAGTTCAAGCGCGAGCCGGCCGGGGCTGCTCAGCCTCCGTCTCCTCCCGTTGTGAACTGGGACGCGCTGGACCAGCAGCAGGAGCAGGACAACCAGACCAAGGACAACCGGCTCCGGTTCTTGTTCGAGCAGGGTCTCCAGAAGACCCCGGACAAGCACGCGAATATCAAGACCCTGGTGAACGAGACGGGGCTCAGTCCGGATCTGGTGGAGAGCCAGTACGAGGCCGTCAAGAACGCCGTGGCCGCCGCCAAGTTCAACCCGACGAAGTTCAGGGAGGAGAACCCCAAGCTCGCGCAGCTTCTCCTGGAGAACCCGGACGCGGCCAAGCCAGTCCTTCATGATGAGGAAATCTCGTCGCTCACGAAGGTTCTGCGCGCATGGGATCGGTGGAGCACTGCCAACCCATGGGCTGCGAGACTCAGCGAGTTCTCCGTCAACCCCGCCACCATGCTGGGCTACCCGTTGGTGGGCGTGACGGCGGAGCTGCTGGACGCGCCTCCACCCAAGCAGACAGCGCAGGTGGAGTCACCGTCCGGGAAGCTGACCGGCCTCGAAAGGATGTTCGGCAAGACCGAGCAGGTCCCCTCCGACCTTCCGGACACGGGGCCGAGCGCGGACGCGATGGCGGAGATGGCGCTTGCCACGGGCAAGGCCCCCCAGGCGACGACCAAGATCGTCACTCCTGGCATCTACCAGGACGCCTTCCAGAACAACCAGAAGCAACTCGAATACTCGAAGCTGGGTTTCGAGCTGATGCTCAAGCGCGGACGGGCCGAGGCCAGCGGCTCCCCCGCCGACACGTGGGATCTGGAAAAGAAGATCCTCGCGGCCAAGCAGGACTTGGGGCAGCGGTACTACAACGCCAACTTCGTCGAGAAGATGCTGCTCGACACCGCCGAGCTGGCACCCTCGCAGTTGGAGGCGTTGAAGGGCGGCGGAGTTGGAGGAGCTGTCGGCGCTGGTGTGGCCGGAATCGGAGCGCTGGTAGCGACTCGCAGCCCTGGCGTGGCCAAGAAGGCCGCTCAGCTCGGCTACAAGTACGGATCGCGCATCGGCGCCTTCTCCACGACCTACCGGCTGGAGTCGGGTTCGGCTTACCTGGAGTACCTCGACACCAAGACGGACTCCGGCAAGCTCATCGATGAGCCGGCAGCGCGAGGCGCGGCAGCGCTCTACGGAGTGGTGGCTGCGGCTGTCGAGGTGGACGCGCTCGGGCCGTTCTTCAGCATGTTCGGACCTCTCGGGGATGCTGTCGCCAAGGGCGAGGGCTCCGCGTTCATGAAGAACATGCTCCGGGACAGCTCGTTCCGGTCGGTCGCCACGGACATCGGCAAGCGCCTTCTGCACGGGGCCAACGCGGAGGCGTCGCAGGAGGCCATCCAGCAGGTGGCCCAGGACTTCTTCGGCTACGCGGCCAAGACGGTCACTGCCGGTGCTCCGCAGAAGGCCGACCTCATGAGCACGGCCGAGGCGTCGGCGGAGGCCTACTCCAAGGCGTTCACGGGCACCGGAGTCATGGGCGTCGGCGGCATCCCCTCCACGCTGCTCGGGCACGCCTACCAGCAGAGCGTATCGCGGGAGAGCGGGACGCTCGTGGCTGCCATGGCGAACCTGGCGGCAAACAGCCCCGGGGCGAAGTCGGCACCGAAGGTGGTGGCGGGACTGGTCGCTGACCAGACGGCGTCCGTGGGCGCCCCCGTCACGCACATGTACGTGAAGGCCGACGCTTTCACGACGCTGTTCCAGTCGCAGAACGCGGACCCCTCCGAGGCCGCTCGCAAGCTCATGGGGGAGGACGGGCCCAAGCGCCTGCAAGAAGCGCAGGCTGGAACGAACGGTGGAGCGATCGCTGTGCCCGTGGAGGAGTACCTCGCGAAGTGGGGAGACAAGGGCGTCGCGGAGGCCCTGGCCGGTGACACCACCTCGCAGCCGCACCTCCCCACCATCAACATGCAGGTGGCGTTGGCCAAGGAGATCCAGGACTGGCGCAAGGCGCTGGTGAAGGAGTACGACGACGAGAATGCTCCCGAGCCGAAGTCGGACGCGGAGAAGCGCCTCGTGGACGCTGTTCGCAAGCAGCTCGTGGCCACGGGCGTGGAGAACCCCGCTGACGCTCGTCGGTCCGTGTCGATCATCCGAGCGTTCATCCGCACCCAGGCCTTCGAAGCCAGGGTCTCGGAGGACGCGCTGTTCAGCGCGTACGCGGCCTCAGTGGAGAAGACCCAGTCAATTGACGTTGAAGCGATGGCGCAGGACTCCGTGAAGACCGCCACGCAGTCGGACCAGGCACGGTGGGCGGGGCTGTCTCCCGAGGCCAAGGCCAAGGAGATGTTCATCGACCCGGGCACTGGCCTCCAGAACGCGCGTGCGTTCGAGATGCGAGCCCAAGATCCGTCCAAGCCCTTCGTGGCGGACATCTCGGTGGAGGGGACGAAGTACAAGAACAAGGAGGGGCACGACCAGGGCGACGCGCTCTACCAGGCCACGGCCCAGGCTCTCCACAGCGTGGCCCCCGACGTGGCCAAGGTGGGAGGCGACTTCAAGCTGGCGGTGAAGGACCAGTCCGAGCTGGACTCCATTCTGGCCCAGGGCAACGCCAACATGCTGGCGAAGGGTTACACGATCACCGGCAAGCTCGGCAAGACCTCGCAGGAGGCCCAGGCCGCGCACATCGCCTGGAGGGAGTCGGAGGAGGCTGCAAAGCGCCGCGCCCCTAGGGGCGAGAAGCCTTTGGGGGCCTCCGAGGGCCCGATTCAGGCCTCGCCCGTGCAGAACGTCACGGTCCCCGAGAGCCTGCGCGCCGCGTTCGACAAGATGCCCGACGAGCAGGCCCGGATGGCGGTCCACATGGACCCCTCCACGGGACTCCTGTCCCGGCAGGGCTTCTTCTTCCGGACGGAGCGCAAGTTCAAGGCGTCCCTGGACCTGAACAAGCTCAAGTCGATCAACAACCAGTTCGGAATGGCTGTCGGCGACCTCGTCATCTCGACGTTCGCCGAGGAGGCCAAGGCTCTCGGGGCCCCTGACCTCGACTTCGCTCACTTTTCGGGCGACGAGTTCGCGCTCCAGGCAGACGACAAGGGGCAGCTCCAGGCGTTCGTTGACACCCTCGGTACGGTGTGCGACAATGTGCGTGTAAAACTCCCGAGCGGGGAGTTCATCGACGGAATCACGTTTGGCTACGGGATCGGAGAGTCGTATGGCGAAGCCGACAAGCTCATCGAAGCCAACAAGCAAGCAGGAGTCGAAGCCGAGCGCGCCGCCCGCGAAGCACGAGCTGTGGATCGGCAAAACCAAGGTGATGGAAGCGGGGGAGCAGGTGCCGAAGGAGGAGTTGCAGGCTCGAATTCGTGGGGCGGTGCGCAAGGTTCTCGGGTCGCAGCAGAAAAGCTCTACCAAGGCGAACGGGGCTTCGTAAAGAAGCTCTGGCAGGACGGCAAGAAGCTGTTCAAGATCGGACTGACGGAGGAGGCGGACCTGTCCACTTTCCTCCACGAGTCCGCGCACATCTTCCTCGACATGATGGGAGACTTCGCCGAGGCGCAGGGCGCTCCGGACCGCCTCGTCAGCGATTGGCAGACCACGCTCAAGTGGCTGGGCGTCACGGGTAAGGACGAGATCCGTCGCGAGCACCACGAGAAGTGGGCCCGCAGCTTCGAGACGTACCTCATGGAGGGCAAGGCCCCCAGCCTCTCCCTGGCCGGCGCGTTCCAGCGCTTCAAGCTCTGGCTCGGGGAAATCTACAAGGCCATCGCTCCGGAGCAGATCGACGACACCATCCGTGGCGTCTTCGACCGCATGCTCGCCACCGATGCTGAGATCGAGCGCGCCCGTCTCGCCATGGGCTGGGACCAGAAGGTCTTCGCCACTGCGGAGGAGGCCGGGATGACCCCGCAGGCGTTCGCAGAGTACCTGGAGGAGCGGGAGAAGGCCCTGTCCACGGCCACGCTCGCCGCCCAGCGACGCGCTGCCAAGGACAAGCTCCGGGTCACCGACACCTTCCTCAAGGAGGCACGCCGCAAGGCCAAGACGGACGCGGGGTCAGAGTACGACGCTCTCCCCGAGTCGCAGGCGTCGCGTTTTCTCGACCAGGGCGACCCCGGCACCAACGAGGCGCTCAAGTCGATCAAGGACGAGGCTGGCCGGCGAGTGGGGCTCATGCCCGAGTCGCTGGAGAACATGCCCAAGGTCCCGGAGGCGTGGAAGGACGAGGAGGGTCTCTACCCCGACGAGCTGGCCCGCATGCTGGGCGAGCCTGACGGGGAAACCCTCCTCTGGAAGATCACCAGCCTCAAGGACAAGGACACCTGGGTCAAGGATCGCACCGAGGAGCTGCTCAAGGAGCGCCACGGCGACACCATCGCCGACCGCGTGAAGTTGTCGGAGATCGCCAACCAAACGCTCCACAACCAGGGCACCAGCGCGTGGCTCGTGAAGGAGTGGAGGGCTCTGCGTCGCAAGGTGAAGGGAGACGACGGAGGCTCTGTCACCGAGGCCATCGGGCTTGCGGCGAAGGACATCGTGGAGGGCTCCACGGTCCGCAGCCTGAACGTGGACCGCATCCTCAACGCCGAGCGGGAGGCTGCTGGCGCCGCCGCCTTCGCCGCAGCCCAGGGCAACTACCGGTTGGCCCTGGTCGAGAAGCAAAGGCAGATCCTCAACCACTTCATGTTCAATTTCCTCAGCGAGGTGAGGGAGGAGCGCGAGCAGTTCAAGACTCTCACCACCAAGCTCAAGAGCCCTCGGATCCGCAGTGAGCTGGGCCGGGGGGACAAGGTCTTCCTGGACACGGCCGACACCATCCTGGAGGCGCTCCACATCAAGCCTCCGGAGACCGACCCCGTCGTGCTGGCTCGCCGGCCCTCGCTCGGCGAGGCCATGAAGGCGCTCACCGACGTGGGGGTCATCCCCTCGTTCGCTGGTGAGTGGATCGCCGAGGCGCTAACCAAACCGCCCGACGACTGGCGCGACCTCAAGGTCCGGGACATGCGGTTCATCCACAGCGCCCTCACCCAGCTCTGGGCTGCCGCCAAGGCCGAGAACGAGGTCACTGCTGGGGAGGAGAAGGTCCGCATCGACGGGCTCCTCAAGACCATAGGCGAGGAGGCCGCAGTTCGCGCCACGCAACCCGATGTGGACGCTCCCGGCATAACGGCCAAGCTGCGCAGGGGCCTCCAGCAGGCGGACGCGCTGCTCGTGGACCCCGAGCAGCTCGTCAAGAGCCTGGGCGACACGGCGGGCCGCTTCTTCTGGGACGGCTACTTGAAGGGGCGCACCAACGAGGACCGGCTCGCTGCGAAGATCGAGGACTACCTGACGGGCGTGTGGAAGGACATGCCCGACGAACTCAAGAAACGCCGGCTGGACCTCATCTCCGCCGCCGAGCTGGCCAAGCTGCCGTACCCCTCCGACATTCGCAGGGACTCCTCCAACCGCAACCGGACGTGGATGTGGATGGTGGCCCTGAACATGGGCAACGCCTCGAACATGGAGCGCCTGCTGGGCGGGTACAACTGGGACAAGAAGACGGTGCGCGAATTCCTCGCGAAGAACATGACCTCCGCCGAGTGGGACTTCGTCGAGTCGATCTGGAAGCTGCTCGACAAGGAGCTGTACCCCGAGGTCGCGGCGCACTACGAGGACGTGAACGGAATCCGGCCGAAGAAGATCCCGGCGCAGCCGTTCACGCTGCCTGACGGTCGTGTCATCTCGGGCGGCTACTTCCCCGCGAAGTACGACCCCGTCGCCTCCCGCAAGACGGAGGGGATGCGGCAGGAAGACCTCTCGCGGATGTACCAGCAGAACGCGGGCGGCAACACGGTGGCTCGCAGCTTCACCGAGGCGCGCGCCAAGCACTACGACGACGTGATCAACCTCAACTGGAACGTCGTCTCGCAGCACCTGGCGCAGGTGAACCACTACGTCTCGTTCGACACCTTCGTCCGCGACGCCGGCCGCGTGCTGGGGTCGAACGAGATGGTCACCATCGTGAACGAGAAGCTGGGCGCTGCCTACTACCCCCAGCTCCAGAGCTGGCTGCGCACGGTGGCAAACCCGGGCTTCGACGGTCCTCCCGAGAACCTGACCTGGCTGTACCAAGGGCTCGGGGAGCTGCGCTCCCGGTTCGTCATGTCCTCGATCGGCTACTCGCTGTCGGTGGCTGCCGGCGACATGTTGAACCCGCTCGTCGCCATCGCCTCCGGCACCACCAAGAGCCGGTACGCGCTGCCCGGCCTGGGCCAGTCCCTCGCGCACTTCCCCACCGTGCGCAAGGACGCCTTGGCACTGTCCCCCGAGCTGGCGCACCGGGCCAGCCGTGGGCGGATGCGCATGCTCCAGATGACCAACAGCATCGGCGCTGGCGAGAGCGTGATGCACAGGGTGCAGCAGAGCGCGTGGATCTTCATGGAGACCACGGACCTGCTCACGGCCACCGTCATCTGGAAGGGCGCGTTCAACCAGGGTCTTGGGGAGGGGAAGTCGAAGGAGGAGGCGGCGCGCTCCGCTGACGAGGTGGTGCGCTCGCAGCTCCCCTCTCACTCCACCGCCGAGCAGCCCGCTCTGCTCCGGGACAAGCGTGGGGTGGGAGCGCTCACCGCGTTCTACGGCTACTTCTCCAAGCTGTACAACGTGAACCGTGGGATCCTCGAGCCCGTGCTCCAGCAGTTCCAGGACGAAGACGTGTCGGCCGGGCAGAAGGCGCTCTCAGCCGCGCACGCTGCCGGTCGTGCTCTGGCAGTCATGTTCGTCGCCAACGTGATGGGCGAGCTGGTGTCGGGGCGTGGTCCGGAGAAGGACGAGACGGTGGCGGAGTGGCTGATGCGCAAGACGCTGGCCGCTCCGTCCAGCTACCTCCCACTCGTCGGATCTGGAGGCGAGCTGGTGTCGAACATCATCGCCTCTGAGATCTTCCACGGCAAGGCTATCCCGCGTCAGTTCTCGTCCCGCTCCTCCCCTGCCATCGCAGCTCTGGATCGGGTCACGAGGGCCATCGTGAAGATGGCCAGCTCCAAGAAGGAGACCGACGACAAGCTCTGGGCGGCGCTGGAGGTCCTCGGCGTCATCACCAAGACGCCGCTGGGCTCCTCGCAGGTGGTGCGCACCGGGCGCGCTGTGACGAGCGGCAAGGCCGTCCAGGACATGACGCACGACCGGCCGTTCTCTGGGGCGGGGGCCCTGCTCTACGGGGCCAGGGACAAGCAATCCGGCAACCTTGGCACGTTCACGCAAGACCTCGTTGACGGGAGAGTCCGATGGTGGTGAGGCGCTCGCGTAAAGACTACTATGGCGTTGCAGCGGGAGCCGCGCGGTCATTTGCGGACTCCGCAGCGATGGGGCAGCAGCAGGCGGAATTGGCCCAGCTTGGCAGCAGGATGCCCTTCTTCTACGGCGCTGGCGCCCCCGCAGCGGGTCTGGGGGCCAACGGAGAGTTCTACTTCCGGCTGGACGGCGGGGCCGGAACGGCCATTTACCAGAAGCGCGCAGGGTCCTGGGTCGGCGTCGCCTGATAGTGGTTCACAACTTGTGCGAGAGGTGCAAAAATGATGCAAGCGCTGGGGGTCGCAGGGGTGGTGGAGCACATCCCGATTGCATTGGGCCTGATAGTTGTGGGGTGGCTCGTGATCCGATGGCTTGCGCAGATGTGGGACTCCTGGAAGAAGGCGACGGTGGCGCTCATCACGTCCGCCATCGACCTGCACGTCAAGGAGCACCACACCTCCGACGAGGCTTGGCGGACCGAGATGCGCGAGGAGTGGCGGCACTTCCGGCAGGACATCAAAGACGTTCACAAGCGCATTGACGATCTGTACAAGGGGCCCAGGGAATGAACCGCGAACTTCTGATGAAGGAGCTGGTTCACGACGAGGGCTGCCGGCTCCACATGTACAAGGACTCCCTCGGGGTCGAGACGATCGGCATCGGGCACAACTTGCGGGATGTGCCCATTTCGGAGCGGGCGGCTGGCGTCATCTTCGAGGACGACCTCAGGAACGTGGAGGACGCCCTCGACCGCGAGCTGCCCTGGTGGAGGAGCCTGTCCGAGGAGCGGCAGCGGGTCGTCGCCAACATGGCCTTCAACCTGGGCGTGCTGGGGCTCCTGGAGTTCAAGCGTACGCTGCGCGCCATGGAGATCGGAGACTACAAGGCTGCCGCTGTCGGCATGCTGTCGTCGAGGTGGGCAAGCCAGGTGGGCGACCGAGCTGTGCGCCTGGCCAAACTGATGGATCCTGACATGGAGGTGTGGCATGGCTAACATCGTGTGGACGAACATTGGGTCTCGAAGCGTGGAGGGTGTGGGAACGACCACCGACGTTTTCGGAGGAGCTGCTGGCGACGGCATGTCGCTCAACCGAGTGGGGTCGGTGTCGGTGGAGGCCGAGGCCGACTCCGGACAGACGATAACTGGAGTCGTGGCTCTTGGGGCCACGGTGCAGAACCCTTACACCCTCCGCTGGAACCGGGCTCCTGACTACGACCTGGACAACCTGTCCGGCGTCACGGGCGTGCGCGGTCAGTTCGTGGGGGCGTTTCCCGTGGGTGGGCCGTCGGGCCGGCTCGGCTACTACGTCAAGAGCGGGAGCGTCTCCTCCGGTAGCCTCACCATTCGTCTCACGGCCACCTCGCTGGCCGGGGAGCTGATCTAACATGAAGAATCTGTCGCTGCTGATCTCCTTGCTGGCCTTCTCCGCGCAGGCCCAACAGGTGTCCGTGCCGTCCAAGACCTGGGCGGGGAGCAAGCTGTCCGCGTCACCCTCCGCCTGGAACGGCGCCACGAAGACCGCCATCTCCGCCACCACCAGCTCCGTACTGGTGGGGGGTGTTGGCCTGGGAGGCACTGACACCACGGTGTCCACGGCCTGGGCGGCAGCAGCTTTCGCTCTGACCCAAGCCACCGAGATCGGTGAGGTGGTGGTGAACATGAAGCTGGCGGGCGGTCTCACCGCCACCAGCACCATCGCCGCTTACCTCTACACGGACAGCGCGGGCGTGCCAGGCACCAGCATCAGTGACACGTCCACAGGGCAACCGATCATCTTGCACGGTGGCGACTTCACCACAAGCTACAAGGCCGCTCACTTCCGTCTGCCCAAGACAGGGCTGTCGATCAGCACCGTCTACTGGGTGGTGTTCAAGGTGGGGGCGTCCGGAGGCAACTTCGTCTTCGACACGGCCGCAAGCGGTGGCAACTTCTACGCCACGGCAGCCGACAGCGGCGGCGCACCCGGCGCCTGGACTGGCTCGGCCAAGAGCGTCAATGCGCTGATCTTCGGAGCCAGTGGAGTGGCCGTGTACGGCTACTCGCCCGACGGGTATGGGATAGAGGGCGACGGAGGAGACACTGGGTTCGGCGCTCGGTTCTTTGGCAAGGGCGGACCGGGCAGCAAGAGCGACTCCGTGGACAACTACGGCGCTGGCGGCACCACCACCTACGGCAGCGCCGGCGTGCGAGGCTCTGGCGTCTACGGCTTCGGAGGCCAGTTCATCTCGGACTACAACGCAGGTGCTCAGATCCAGACGCTCGCCAACGGGCAAGTCGGGCTCCAGTGCGTGGCGAACGACGCGGCGGCGTTGCAGCTCGTCAGCTTGACAGCAGGAGGCATTAGCGCGCAGGGGCTCGACTCCACGTTCTCGGTCAAGTGGCAAATTGCGTCATCCGGGGGCGGTACGTTCACGTCGCTTGGTCTGACGCCGGCAGCGCTGGGCACCTGCGGCGCTTCGGCCGGCAACCAGCCCGAGGGCACCACCGTTACAGTCCCGGGAGCCACAACCACGCCGACCAAGAAGTGCACCTGCACCTTCACGCCTACAGGATCGGTCTACGCCTGGGTGAATGACCTCAAGAACAACGGCGGCACGGGCATCGGCACCGCCACCACCTGCCCCTAGGAGAACCATGGCCGACACCATTCCAACTGCAACCTTGGTGTTCAACGGGGAGTCGATCGCTCTAGACAACGTCATCGGGGAGATCGTTCGCACCTCCGTGGCGAATCTTGACCCCAAGGTCGAGGCCCTGGCCAAGGTGTCGATGGTCGAGCAAGTGATGCCTGTGGTGAAGCCTGCCATCCTCGCGGTGTTCCAGCCCATCATCGACGACTGGAACGCCAACGGGTGGCCGGAGATCGATCGACTCGGCCGGCTCACCGGCAACAAGGTCCCGGCCGAGACGATCCTGACCAACCTGCTCCTGCATCAGTTTGGGGAGCCGAGCATCGAGACCTACCCGGACCCCACCAGCAAGTCGTAAACTGCCCCGCCGGCGGGTCGCCGGCACTGCAAGGAGGAACGATGAACTACGGATTCAAGGGGTTGCTTCTCACCATCTGGCAGCGTCTCGTGCTGTCCTACAAGTCCACCGCCATTGGCCTCGCCATCGGCGCGGCCACCATCGTGTCCCAGACCATGATCGAGAGCCCCAACGCCTACGTCAAGTGGGCAGGGTCGCTGCTCTCGATCTACTTCCTGAGCCTCAAGGACAAGAACAAGTTCACCGCGCCCGTCGCCCCCACCCTGCTCCTGGCCTTGGTCCTGTCCTCGCTCACCTTCGCCACTCCGGCCCGCGCGGACGGCCCTCTCACCCTGCGCCTCTCTCCTGACTTGAGCCTGCGCCTCAACGTGGCGGTGCCCGCCCTGGGCTACTCCCTGACCAAGCACAAGCTCCTGGGCCAGGTGACCTTCGGAGTCAACTACGTCCTCGACTACAAGGAGAAGATCGCGGTGGGCTTTGGCGGAGGGTTCGCTCAGACCAACGACACCCCTGGCGGCATCGCGACCGTGATGGTGGCGGGCCCCGTGCTCAACGCCACGACGGAGGGCGGGCTGGGCCTGCGGCCGGCGCTGCTCTACGAGTACCGGTGGCTGGGGGCCGAGCACGAGAACATCGTGGCGGGTACGTTGGCGTTGCAGTTCTAATTGCGGCGGCGCCCGGAGCGAGCCCTCGCGGGCTTAGCAGACCTCTCAACGGGCGCCGCCACACCGTACAAAGCCCCTGGACCCTAGGGTCCAGGGGCTTTTCTTTGGGCCGTTCTCCCTGTGAACTTGCACTTCTCGCACTTGTGGCCCCAGCACTCGGGGCAGACGGTCTCCAGCGCGATGAGGATGATGCGCTTCAAGGTCTCCTCGTCGCTCTCAGAGACGGTGCGCACTCGCCCCATCATGTCGCTGAGCTTCCGTCCCAGCCGGGCCCACGTCAGCACCTCGGCCAAAGCCTCTACGGGGTCAGTGATCACGTAGCCTTCCTTCTCCCACGCAGGTGGGTCTTGAGCGCCGAGAGCAGCTCGCCCTGGTTCTTGTCCTTCTGTGCAACCACCTTGAGGATCACCTCGTCGATCGTCTTGCGGGCGGCGATGTGGTGGACCACGATGCGCTCCTTCTGACCCTGCCTCCACACCCGACGAATGAGCTGGATATAGTCCTCCAGGTTCCACGTGAGGCTGTGCCAGATGACCGCTGACCCCACCTCCTGGAGGTTGAGGCCGTGCGCCACCGACTGCGGCTGGGCCAGGAGGACGGGAATCAGGCCGTCGTTCCACGCCACCTCAATGGCCCTGAACTCCTTGGGCGACACCCCTCCACCTATGTAGGGCGCGCCGGGGAAGCGCTTCTGGAGCCGCTCCAGGTCGTGCTTGTACTCGTACGCGATGAGCACGGGCTTGCCACTCAGTTCCTCCACGAGGTCCTCGACGGCGTCGGCCTTGGCCTCGTGGACGGCAGCCCACTTCTCCCCGTCCCCCGTGTACAGCCCGCCGTTGGCGATCTGCCTGCACTTCCCTCCCGCGACTGCGGCGTTGGCTGCCGTGATCACGTCGTTCTCGATAGAGGTGATGAGCAAGTCCTCCATCTGCTCGTAGATCTTACGGGCCTTCTCGGGGAGGTCCACGTAGATGGTGTTGGAGACGTAGGGCTCCAGGTCCAGGTAGTCCTCAGCGCTCATGCGCAGGACGAGGGGCTTGAGCTTCTTGTAAATCCTCTCCTGTGCCGACTCGGTGTGAACGACCACGCCCCCGCACCCGTCATGCTTGCCCTTGACGGCGAGACCCTCCAGCACCTCTGCGCTGCACTTGGCGCAGGTGTCGTGCCCCTTTCGAGGGATCCAGGAGTAGCCTCCGTACCCGCTCGCGTCGAAGTAGTCCTTGCGATACCACGTGATGTACTGCCCCAGCGACGCGCCGTGATCCAGGATGTAGACCTGACCGAACAGGTCCAGGAGGCCGTTGGGGGCGGGGGTGCCGGTGAGGATGTAGCGGTAGCGGAAGAACTTCAACATCGACTTCAAGATCTTGAAGCGCTTGGTGTTGGGGTGCTTGAACTTGGTGGACTCGTCCACCACCAACATGTCAATCCCGAGGGCCTTGAGGTGCGGAGCGAGCCACTCCAAGCCCTCGGGGTTGATCACGTACACGTCTGCGTCCGACTTGAGCAGCTCGTCCTTGTGGGGGCCGTGCAGCACCACCACGTTGAGGTAGCGGAACTCGTCCCACTTCGCTGCCTCGGCCGGCCACACACCGTACGCAGGGCGCAGGGGCGCCACCACCAGCATCTTCCTCACGAGCCCCTTCTTCTTGCGGATGTGGAAAGCGGCGAGGGTGGTGGAAGTTTTGCCAAGCCCCGGATCGAGAAACAGGCCAGCGGCACCGTTCTCGATCATGAACCTGATGGCTTCTCTCTGGTACGGGTGTGGGTTGTACTTCACTTGGCTGGCTCCTTGTCCTTCGGCTTGCTCGGCGACTTCGCCAAGCACTTGCTGCACCCCTCCACCTGTCGCGTGGTCTTCTTGCAGTGGGGGCAGACGTACTTCCCAGGGGGCCTGCCCCCCTGGTTGCCTGCGTGCTTGCTCACGACTCCCTCCAGAGCTTCTCCAGATCGTCCACGAAGTGCTTGCCCGCGTCCACGTCGTCGCAGTCCGACATCACGGGGAAGTTCATGTCGCTCAGCTCCTTCTGCATGCGGGCTTGCAGCTCGGTGCTGTCCTTCCCCGGGGCCTTGAACTCGATGAAGAAGGTGAACCCCCCGATCCCGCTCTTGCGCTTCTTGTTGAACTCGTAGTCAGGGTCGCCCGACCGCCCGTAGCCGGCGAACGTGGAGCGCTTGAACGGGCGCCAGCCCAGGCTCTTGGCGTAGGCCACCACCTCGGTCTGGATCGACTTCTCCAGCGTCTTCTTTTTCAGAACTTGCACGGGCCACCCTTGGACTTCGAGAACTCGCAGTAGCCGCACAGCCCGTTGGCGGTGGGGGGAAAGGTACGGTCGGCGAACATCGGGAAGGACTCCTTCTCCCACCACTTCTTCTCGGCCTCCAGTTCGTTGCGGGTGAGCGTCGGCCCCGTCACGGAGTACGGGTTGCCGTCCTTCACGTCAACGAAGGCCAGCTCGGACGACACCTCGTGCACCTCGGGCATGCCGGCCAGCACCGAGGCGTTGTAGAGCCGGAGTTGCTTCTTGTACTCCTCGTCCTTGCCCGGCTTGATCTTACCGTCCTTCCCCACGCCTCCCGTCTTCCAGTCGATGACGTGCGCGGAGGTCCCACCGAGGCTGGACCAAAACACGTCGAGCTTGGTGACGAGCCACAGCTCAGGGCACCAATTCGGACCGAGGCGCCGCCAGTTCCGGTCGAAGTTGATGGTCAACTCCGTCTGAACGTCTGCGCCCTTCTTCTTGTCGTCGCGCAGCTTCTTGGCCAAGGCCTTGACGCCCTTGTGCTCGATCTCCTTGTGGATGCGGGGGACCTCGCCGTTAACGTACTTCTCCAGGTTGCCGCCGATCTCGATGCCACGCACCAGCGCCGGACCCTTCACAACCGCATGCTTGCATGTGCCGCACACGGCGGGGGTGTCGTAGCCTCCCTTCACCTTGCCCTCGAAACATTTGGGGCAGAGCTTGGCGAGGTGCTTGAGGGATGCGTACTTCGGGCATCGGTTGTAGTCGCTGAGGCGGGTGGAACTCCACGACGTGAACTTGAGCATCAGGTCTCCTTACCGGGGGGGGTGCTGAGGTGCGTCTCTTTCGCGTTCGCCACCAAGGGACGAACACAGTCCGGACACAGCTCCAGGCCGAAGTTCTGCGACTGCCTGCCCGGCACAGAGCCAGGCACCTTGACAAAAACTCGCGCCAGTTCTGCCTGTCCAGTCTGCTTGTTGCACAGATCGCAAAAGAATTTGCAGCTCACGGCTTCCAATCCTTCTCGGGCACCAGGGAACCCCAAGACGATCCGATGTCGGTGTCCGTCAGCATCGGCACGTCGCACTCCATCGACTCCATCGCCTGCCGGAGCAGGGCACACTCGGCCTTCATCGCCTTCGGAGGGGCAGAGATGTTCGCCTCGTCGTACACCGACGCCAGCAGCCGTCCGTCCTTCTTGATCTGGTCGTATCGGATGAGGGCCTCCTTCATCATGTCAGCGCCCGAGCCCTGAATCAGCTTCGAGAACTGCTTGTAGCCGAAGTCCATCACGCGGTTGAACTGCTCCACGTACTTCGGAGGCTCGACGTAGTAGAGCCTACCGCCCCAGGTGCGGACGGGCTGGCCGTCCTTGGCGCGCTGCTTGAGCTGGGCGTCCAGCGCGGCGATGGAGGGGGTGGCGGCCTTCACGCCTTTGATGACGGTGGCCGCGCCCGTTGTCACGGTCTTCTTCAACGTGACAGGGTCTACCTCGATCACGTCCTTCACCGGGAGGCCAAGCAGGTCCGCCAGCCGTGGGGCTCCGGCTCCGTATTTGATCGAGAAGTTGGTGATCTTCACCATGCGGCGTTTCAGGTCCAGCCCCACCTCCGACACTAGGCGGTCGTGCATGAGCACGTGGAAGTCGGTGCGGGGGTCCTTCTGGTATGCCTCCAGCACCTCGCCCTCGGCGTAGTGGCCCATGAGCCTGAACTCCTGCTGGCTCCAGTCCAGGTGTCCCCAGGCGTCGCCCTTGTCGGGGAGGATGTACTGGCGGACGAGCGGGAGTGGCGGTAAGGACAGCTTCTTGGGATGCGACCACCCGTCGTTCTTGTCCTCGAAGTCCTTCGACACGTTCGCGAACTTCGAGCACGTGAGCCGTCCGGTGTTGGCGCCCGTCTCTTTGTCCCCTGATCCACGAACTTGGTTCCAGTGGGTGAAAATGTAGCCCCCGGCCGCGCTCGCCATCTTGGCCCAGGGCTCCAGGTTGAGGCTCATCACCGTGCCCAGCCGGTTCCGGTAACCGAGAACCTTGAACACCTCCTGATCTTTGAACTTGTCGTGGGTGAGGTTCTTCTTGCCGACCGACTTCTTCTTGGACTTGGGGGTGTACGTCCACTCCGTCACGATGCCCGCGCTGTCCAACGCCTCCGCCAGCTCGGCGTCGGAGTCGATGTTGAGCCCGGGGGCCTTGAGCCTCTTGCGCAGCCAGGCGTCGGCCTTCTCGCTCGCGGCCTTGTACGCCACGAGGTCCTTCTCCGCTCGCTCCACGTCGAAGCGCATGCCGCACCGCTCGTTCTCCAGCAGGATGGGCATGAGCTGTCGCTCCCGATCATACGGACGCTGCATCCCGGCTTCCACGTTGTCGGGGTACAGCTTCTCGTGCAGCTTCCATGTTCGGATCACGTCGCCTATGGCGTAGCGCCCGACGATGTCGCCGGGGGCCTTGGAGATGTTCTTCCCCACCTCCCGGTCGCTGGCGTTCTTGGCGACGATGCCGTGCGCGATGAGCCACTCCCTGATGGCGTCCCGCTCCTCGGGCTTCATCCCCAGGTACCGCTCTGCTGAGGGCTTGAGGGAGAACGTGCTGGCGTTGGGGTCCTTGAGAAACAGCGTGTAGAGCGTGTCGTGAACCTTGTGCCAGGGCGGGAGGGGCAGGCCGAGGTGGACGTTCGCCACGTCTAGATCGAAGATGGCGTTCTGAAAGAGAAGGTCTTCCCCACTCTTCCAGATGTCGGAGAGGACGCGCTCCGCCTTCCCCACCTCGCAGTTGTTCTTGGTGGGGTGCCCCCAGGACAGGTAGTAGGGCTTCTTCCCCGGCTCCCAGATGGCCACACCTACCGGCTTCGGCGGGTAGTCGGGGCGGGGCTCGATGCCATCCGTCTCGAAGTCCACCACGACGGGCCGCTTGCCGGTGAATTTGGCCTTGCTCACAGCTTCACCCCCAGCCGCTTCTCGTAGTCCACGATCTGCTCCTCGGTGATGGTGAACTCTCTCCAACGCATCGTCGCCTTGGATCTGCACAGTACGTACTTCGTTCCGTCAGGCCGGGTGAAGACCTTTCGCATCACGTCGAACGGGCCCTGCATCTTGTCCATCGGCGAGGGTCGCAGGACCTCGACGGGCTGCGTGTTCAGCTCGGGCTGCTTTTCCACGGAGTCTCCTTTCGGTTCTCAGTTGTTCGTAGATCCTAGAAATCGGCACACCACGGCGCAGGGCCAGCTCCTTGACGGTGAGACCCTCGACGAATAGCACCGGGGGCCGCCCGGGGATGAGTCTGTGGGTCTTAAGCGGCCAGGCCCAGGGGCCGGGGGGCCACGACAAGGGCCGGTTCTCGGCGGCCTCCCACCGAAGGGCTGGGGCCTCGTTGGCCTCTGATCTCCGGTCCTCCGCGTCGAAGCAAGGCTGGTGCATCCACAGCCCGCTCCCGATGTGGATGAGCGGGCCGGTGCGGCTGCATGCGGCAGCGCAGGTTTTCATGGAGAAGGAAAAAGGCGGGCCCCGTGCGAGCGGCCCGCCCCTCCGATCAGTCGAGCTTACGGCTGGCCTTCGCCGACCGCTTCGCCTGCTTGGGCTTCTCCTCGTCGGAGAGCACCGGGTACGGAGCGAATAGCATGGGCTCCATCTCGGCGGCGCGCTTCTGGAGCTGCGCCACTTGTTCACGGCTGATTCGCTCCAGAGCGCGGAACGTGAGCGAGTAGCCGGCCTCCTCGTCCTGCGGAGCCATCTCCGTCAGCACGGCCCGAACGTTCTTGTAGCGCGGCTCGATGTCCGGGATCTTGGAGAGGTACTGCCCCCACGCCTTGAGAGAGCCCGGAGGGATGGTGTAGGTGCGGAACTCCCCCGTCCCCAGGTCGGAGTCGGGAGCTGCGACGGCCGCGAGCACTCGCCGAACGTCCTTGCAGCGCTTGCCCTTACCCTTCTCCGCCGTCCCGAAGGCGTTGTGCGGGCAACCCGTGCAGCGCTCCGCCTGCTTGTCGGGAGCCGCCTCGTGGGGGACCATGTTCTTGTCGTCCCGTCCCATGGCATAGCAGACCGGAGTGGCCTTCACGTCAGGGTCGTACGCTTCGGTGTAGAACTCCTTCAAGAAGACGAAGTCGGCGATCACGTGAGGCAACTTGTTGTCCTTCACCGCCTTTCCGTCGATCGTGAGCTTGCCGTTCTTGTGGTTGATGCGCGGGATCCCGCTCGTCTCGTTGGCCCGGTCCTCCTTGGCCTGGTCCAGCATGCGTTCTTCCCACGGCTCCATCGGACCCGCGAGTGCCGTGTTCTTCTCCACCTTCTCGATCGACGTGTTCTTGGGCTTGGCCACTTTTCACCTTTTGGTAAGAGACAACTCGTTCTGCAGAAACGCTTCCACTCCGGGCACTTCCTTCCCAGCCTCGTGACGGGCCCGGAAAGCCGTCTTCGAGATCCGACGCTCCAGCAAGTCGAACGCCTTCGTCTTCACGAGGTAGGCGTAGA